GAAGCACATCGGATGTTAGCGCTTATTGGAATTCCAACGCCACATTCAATTCTGGGTGGAAGTACATTAGCAACGGCACCGCTGCGCGATATGAGCAAACATCTTTAGGTGGACACGCTTGGTTCACAGCAGCCTCCGGCACCGCAGGCAACACGATCACGTTCACGCAGGCGATGACGCTTGATGCGTCGGGACGATTAGGGGTTGGGACGACGAGTCCGGTTAGTTTGATTCATGGCAAAGGAACCGCTAACGCTGATGTAACCTATCGTTTTGAGCCAATCACAAACTCATATAAAAGTACTTTATATGTAAGTTCAGTCGGCTCGGGCGATGGCGCTATTCGTTACGACTCAAATTTAAATCAACTTGGTTTGATTTCATACAGCGATTTACTTTTTTATGTCGGGACGGCAAACATAAGCGGTTCCGTCGGTAACGAACGCGCGCGCATCACTTCGGCGGGTGATTTTCTTGTTGGGAAAACGGCGGCTTCCATTAGTACGGCGGGAGGGTATATAACAGCACTCGGCGAAGCCGTGTTTACTGTAAACAACAATCCTGTTTTGTACGTTAATAGATTAACTGGTGACGGAGATTTAGTTCGTTTCTTTCAAGACTCTGTTCAAGAAGGCGACATTTCCGTCAGCGGCAACACTGTCTCTTATAACCCGTTCATGGGTTCGCACTACACCGAAATCGTCGGGACAATGCCGACACTCAAAGGCACGGTGCTGGAATCTTTAGATGAGTTGGTGTCAAACAAGTATACGCTGCAAGACCGTTTGCCCAAGGCCAAGATCAGCGACACAGTGGGTTCAAGTGCGGTTTATGGTGTGTACTTTTCCCCAGATTCAAACCCCGAAACCGATGACGGAATTTTGGCAGCAGCGTTGGGCGCATCGTGGGTGCGTATCGCACCGGGCGTAACGGTGCAGCGCGGAGATTTGCTGGAATCCAACGGCGATGGCTGCGCCAAGGTTCAATCAGACGACATTATCCGCAGCAAAACCATCGGCAAGGTAACTAGCACCACGGTTGCAGACACTTATGCTGACGGCTCTTACATCGTCCCTTGCGTTCTGTACTGCGGTTAATTGGAGGCTTAATGGAACCCGTTAAACTGGAAATGACCCTTGAAGAAGCGGTCGCTATCGTCAACCTGCTCGGTTCGCTACCGACAGCCCAAGGCGCACACCCGCTGTGGGCAAAGTTGAAGGCACAGGTTGAGCCGTTGCTGCCGAAGCCGGAGGAAGTGAAGCAATGATTACTTACAACTGGGTCATCTCGCAGTTGGACTGCGTGCCGAACGCTCCAGAAGGCGCTGATTACGTTGTGACGGCGCATTGGTCGTGCAATGGCGTGGACGGTGACTACAGCGGCAGCGTGTACGGCACCTGTGGCTTCGCAGTCGTGCAGGGCGAGGCTTTCACGCCTTACGCTGATCTCACGCAAGAGCAAGTGCTGGGCTGGTGCTGGGCTAACGGCGTGGACAAGGCGTCTGCCGAGGCTGCGGTAGAGCAGCAAATACAGAACCAGATCAACCCGCCGATTGTTTCACCGCCGCTTCCGTGGAGTGCTTGATGGACGCAAAGTTAGAGATGACGCTAGAAGAAGCCGTCGCTATCGTGAACTTGTTGGGGTCGCTCCCGACGAGTCAGGGCGGCTATCCGCTGTGGCAAAAGTTGAAGGCACAGGTTGAGGCGCAGATGCCGAAGCCGGAAGCCGAAGAAGCCAAGCAGTAAGCATTTAACGAAGGACGTAGCCCATGCAAAGCAAGAAAATCACTCAACTTCCGGCAGCATCATTACCGCTGACGGGCGCTGAGGCTGTGCCGATGGTGCAGAACGGGACGACCGTTCAAGCCCCATCTAGCCAACTGCAAGCATCGGTTAACGTCCTGAGTTTCTTTACTGCCGATCAGGTCACGAAGATTCTGGCCGGTACGACCGACTTTGACTGCTCGTCGGGCATCCAATCTGCGATTGCGGCGAGCCGTCGCGTGTACATGCCGAAGGGTCTGTACAAGTGCAACGTCAACATCACAAGTCGCGTCATCATCCAAGGCGACGGTTCTACGTCAACCATTGTCAAGCCGTGGAACGATGCTACGGCCTCGATGACTTACAAGTTCGCGGCAATGAGCAATCCGGCGCCGCTGGACTTCTGGACGTACCACAGCGAAATCCGCGATATTGGTTTCTATTCCAACAGCAACCAAACGGGCGTTGGCTTTACGTTCTCGCAGACGACTTTGGCTTCTCCGCCGATTAGCAACCACAGCAGCCCGCCTGCATTGACTGCGGCTGGCCCTGCCGATCAGTACGCCAACAACGTCAAGTTCTACGGCTGTCATTTCGTCAGTCTGGATAAGGGCGTGCTGTTCCCTGACGGCAACATCGGCAGCGAGTTCTACTCCTGCGGATTCAGCGACAACTACTACGGCGTCTACACCATCAACAACAAGTTTGGTGGCGACGGTATGCACGCCGGTAACAAGTATTTCTACGGCGGCATGTTCACGGACAACATCTGTGGCTTGTACGTCAACAACACGTCCAACTACGGCGCCATCAACTTCTACGGCACCATCTTTGAGTTGAACGTCATTGCGGGTTACATCTACAACGACAACCCGACCGGCCAGATTGGCTGGCAAGTGTGCCCGCTCAAGTTTGACGGCTGCTGGTTTGAGTTCAACGGTGCGACCTATGGCCCGCACCCCTCAACCGTGGCACTCGATGCGTGGTCAGGCTCGACGCGCACCGCTCAGACGGTTGCGAAGCGTTCGTGGGTCATCGCGGGACAGCGCAACGTCATCAACTTCGATAACTGCGGCGTGGTGGCGGACATTAACTTGGCCGCGACCAACTCTCGCGTCATCCTAAACGAGTGCGTGGCTGAGGCTGAAGTCGCCTACATTGGCGGCAGTTGCACGGTTGATCCGACCTCGCAACTTGTCAATCAGTCGCCAGCCACCGAAGGCGGCACGATCCGCAACGACGGCTGCATCACCTCGGGCTACGTCAAACTCGGACAGCCTGATATTGACCTGACCGGCACGTTTGTACCGGCTACGCCTAAGTCTCGATGGTGGCTGACGGAAGCCCGTAACGGCATCCAGCCCGACATGGGTAGCCTAGTCGCGTCCGAATCGTTCGTCACGCCGTATACGCTCAAAAACGGCGCTGGCACCTTGAGCCTCAACGGCACGGTGGTCAGCGACGGTCGCCTCTTCAAGCAGTGCAACGAGTTCACTGATGCCTCGTTCACGACGGGCGAATACTGGGGCATGTTGGATACCAGTTTCGGCACCTCGGCTGGCTGGTATGCGTTTACGGTGGACGTCAAGGTTACGGCGTGCGCCGACCTTAACTTCCTCAACTTCTTCGTGTGGAACCAGAACCAAGCCGGTGAGTTTGCGTCGCTCGTTTACGAAGCACGTATTCCGGCGCTCAACAAGTGGTACACGATTGCCGGTTACGCTTATCTGCCAAGCGGCCTTGTTCTCAAGAACATGTATTTTGACGTTCAAGGCCCGACTGCGGGCGGAACGTCAACGACTTGGCGTCTGTCGGCGTTCCAAGCGCACCGCTTTGATTCGATGGCTGATGCCGTCAACTTCTTGTCAAACGGTGCGTATTCGCACAGTGGCATTGCCTTTACTGGCACGACGGCGCGTATCGTGGGCGATTTCTCCAACGGAACGGTCGCTAACCGCACCATGTTCCAGACTGGTACAACTAATGGTGCAACCCGCGTCGGCGCTTTGCCGAACGGCACGGGCAACACGGCGTCCTACGCGCTCTTCAACAACAACACGACGACTAATGCCGGAACGATGACGATGGCGGTCAGCAACTCGCTGGCGACCATCACAAGCGGCATTACGGGCAGTGGCACCTATCTTCCGCTAGACGTTAATGCAGGCGGTTCAGTCCGGCTTCGTATCAACACTAGCGGCGCAGTCGGTATCGGCACGCAAGCCGGTGGCGGCCATCCGGCGCTAGAAAACAGCACGTTGGCTGTGGGCGGCGTCTACAAAACCGACGCTAACGTCTCTAACGTGTACTACACGGGCGGCACGGTGCCTAGCGGCACGACCAGCGCTGCCTCAGTATTCCATTCCAACATCGCCACCGAAGCCGCTGCGTTCACGCTGACCAATCTGTACCACTACCGTGTGACGGGCGTGTCGCTTGGCGCTGGCTCTGCGGTGACGAACGAGTACGGTTTCTACGGCAACATCCCTGCCGGTAGCGGCAAGTGGAACGTGTACGTTAACGGCACCGCTCCTAGCCTGTTCAACGGAACAACGGTTGTGGGTACGGCGCCTTTGGCTACCACCGCGACGGACGGATTTTTGTACGTCCCGACGTGCGCTGGCGTGCCTACTGGAGTACCTACCACCTATACCGGCACCGCTCCGATTGTGATCGACACGACCAACCACCGTCTGTACTTCTTCAGCGGCGGGTCGTGGCGAAATGCGGGTCCGTAATGTTGCTTGAATGATACAAGTGGCGTAACATAAAATTTAACCGTACTGGTGCGGCACACCAGGTTTCCGTAAGGAAGTTTATGTCGGACGAAAACCAAGTCCCTGAAGTTGTAGCGGAAATACCCGCGTCGGAACCGGCGGCTACGGCGGCCCCGGAACCCGAAGTCGTTGCAGAAACGCAACAGCCGGAGGAAAAGCCAGCCAAGACGTTCACTCAAGAAGAGTTGGACGCGATGGTGGGCAAGAGGCTTGCGAGGGAACGTCGCAAGTGGGAAAGAGAGCAGGCTATAAAGGCCCAGCCGGGAACGGTTGAAGCCGCTGCCCTGCCTAGCAAGGACGAAGACCCTGACGCTTATGCCGAGGCTCTGGCCGAACGCAAAGCAGCAGAACTCCTCGCCCGACGCGAAGCAGAGCGGGAGCAGATGGCTCTCTTAGAGGCGTATCACGAGCGTGAAGAAGCGGCGCGTGACAAGTACGACGACTTCGAACAAGTTGCGTACAACAACGCACTGCCGATTACGACTGTGATGGCACAGACGATTCAGGCGTCAGATTTGGGGCCAGATATAGCCTACTTTCTGGGGTCTAATCCGAAGGAAGCCGAGCGCATTTCCCGCTTACCGCAATTCCTTCAGGCTAAGGAAATCGGGAAGATTGAGGCTAAGTTGGCCGACAGTCCCGCCCCGGTTAAAAAGACTACTAGTGCGCCCCCGCCGATTAAGCCTGTCACGGCAAAAGGCACTGGCGCTCCGGTCTACGACACGACAGACCCACGGTCAATTTCGGCCATGAGTGCGTCAGAGTGGATTGAGCGCGAGCGTCAGCGACAGATTAAGCAGTGGGAAGCGCGTAACCGCTAACAATTTTTTGAGGACACGAAAGTGGCTAATACACTTCTTACTATTGACATGATCACTCGGAAGGCTCTTGAAATCCTTGAGAACAACCTTGTGATCACCCGCAACGTGAACCGTCAGTACGACGACTCGTATGCCGTGGAAGGCGCCAAGATCGGCACCACGCTGCGTATCCGTCTGCCGGACCGCGCTCTTGTGACGGACGGTGCCGCCCTGCAAGTTCAGGACGACAACGAGCAGTTCACGACCTTGACGGTTGCCTCGCAGAAGCACATCGGCGTCAACTTCACGACCGCCGAAATGACCATGCAGTTGGACGACTTTGCCGAGCGCGTGCTGAAGCCGCGTATCAGCCAGTTGGCCTCCAGCATCGACGCTGACGTTGCCAACTCGTTTAACAGCATTTACCAGTCGGTTGGTACTCCGGGCACGACTCCGGGCACCTCGCTCGTTCTGTTGCAGGCGCAGCAGAAGTTGAACGAAGCCGCCGCTGGCATGTCGCCCCGCTACGCCACCGTGAACCCGGCTGCTAACGCCGCGCTCGTGGAAGGCATGAAGGGCTTGTTCAACCCGGTGTCCACGATCAGCAAGCAGTTTAAGAGCGGCTTGATGGGCGAAGGCATCCTCGGTTACGACGAACTTGCCATGTCGCAGTCGATCAAGCAGTTCACGACCGGCAGCCGCACGGGCACCATCTCGGTGAACGGTACGGTTTCGGCGCAGGGTCAGGCGACCATTACGCTCAACGGCACCACGGGCAACACCCTCAAGAAGGGCGACGTGTTCACGATTGCTAACGTGTACTCGGTCAACCCGCAGACCCGCGAATCGACTGGCTCGCTCCAGCAGTTCGTGGTCACTGAGGACATCACCGCTGCTGCCAGCGCGTTCACCAACGTGAAGATCTCTCCGGCGATCTACACGTCAAGCGTTGCTCTGGCGACGGTGGACTCGTTCCCGCAGAACGGTGCTGCTGTGACGTTCTTGGGTGGCGCTTCGAGCCAGTACCCGCAGAACCTCGTGTACCACCGCGACGCGATTGCGTTTGCCACGGCTGACCTCCTGCTCCCGCAGGGCGTTGACATGGCTTCGCGTCAGGTCCACAACGGTATCTCCATGCGCGTTGTTCGTCAGTACGACATCAACAACGACCGTATGCCGTGCCGTATCGACGTGCTGTATGGCTACTCGGTGATCCGTCCGCAGATGGCTGTCCGCCTCTGGGGCTAATGGTTAAATTTAAGGAGTAACTAAAAATGGCACTTCCTAATGGTTCAGGCGGTTATCAGGTTGGCGATGGCAATCTTGGCGAGCCGCTGTTTTTCATGCAGAGCGCACCGACTGCGTTGACGGCTGCCGCTACGGCGACCGCTGCTCAGTTGGTCAATGGTCTTTTCACGTTTGACGGTACGGCTGGCAACTTGACGTTGCCCACTGTTGCTGACCTTGAGGCGGCGTTTCCGTCAATGGGTGAGAAGGTGGACAGCGCGTTTGATTTCTTCGTCATTAACCTTGACGCAGGAACGGACGACGTAACCGTGGCGATTGGCACGGGCTGGACGCTTGTTGGCGCTGGACAAGTTGACAACGGTACTTCGGGTCACTTCCGCGCTCGCAAGACGGGTTCGGGTGCTTGGACCTGCTACCGCGTTTCGTAATGGCAACGCCCCCGGTAGGTAACACTGCCGGGGGCATCACCTAAAGGGGTATTGATATGCCTAATACTAAGGCAGTTGGTGTTGCCTTCGCGGACCCGGAGTTTGAGAGCGTAAGCGTCACTGGAGCCGTCACTGCGGCTTCTGCTTCGGTTACGGGTGCGGTAAGCGCCGGTAGCGTCTCGGCTTCGACTGTGACGGCTTCTGGCTCGTTGGTCATCAAGTCGGCTACGGTGGCTGCGGCTGGTAACAGCCAAGGCACGGCTGCGGCAGTTGCGGCGGGCTTTACGCTCGTCACGGCTGCTGATGCAACTAAAGGCGTGGTCCTTCCGGCTGCGTCGGCTGGTTTGGTTGTGATTATCAAGAACGCCGATGCGGCGAACGCTGTTCTGAAGGTCTATCCGGCCTCGGGTGATGCGATCAACGCGTTGGCGGCAAATGCTTCGTATGACATGGCGGCAAAGACTTCTGTGCTGCTCGTGGCTTACGATTCGACCACTTGGTACAGCGTACCG